AACAGAATCCAAGAAAGCAAGGAACAAATTGCATCCAGCAACATAAAAGAAGCCCAAGCCAATGCAAGAAAAGCAGTGGAAGAATTCAACCAAGCAATGCTCAACACAGAATATCTGGACAAGACGCAGCAGCAAAGAATTCAAACGATAACAGACCAACTCTCATTGATACAGAAACAAGGGCTAAAAGAAGAAGCCGTAATAGACCTAACCAACGCACAAGCTTCAAAGGTAAGAAAAGAAATAGACATACTGTGGTACGATGCAATAACAAGAAGAACAAGTGCAGAAGCGCTGAAAAAACAAGCCGATGCGGCAGTCGAGAAGATAGCGAAAGAATATGAACTCGGCAGAGGGCATCTAGACCTAGAAGAACAAAAGAACCTAAGGGAATGGATATACCAAGGAATTGACCAGATTACCAATATAGTAGAAGTTATCGGAAAGATAAAGAATGGAATGGACGCATTAGAAGCACTAGCCAAACAATCAAAAACAATCGTAATAAACAAAAATTAAAATGTGTTATTTTCCAATCAAAATCAAGAACAAGCGGTTTGTACCTACAAAAAAAAATGGGTACGAACCGCCCGTTTGTACAGACGAACGACTAAAATATATCGAAGTAGAGTGCGGATATTGCTTCGAATGCAGGAAGAAAAAAAGAAACGCATGGAGAGTAAGGAACTTCGAACAACTAAGAGAAACACCTACAGCGATATTCTTCACGGGGACGGTGTCTCCGGAAAGATACAATCATATCAAAGAAAAGTACAACCTAAAGACGGACAACGAAATAATCACAAAAATACACAGGCTATTCCTCGAAAGAATAAGGAAAGAAACAGGGAAGAGCATGAAACATTGGTGTGTAACAGAAAAAGGACACACCAATACAAGAAGAATACATTTGCACGGAATATTCTATGCACCAAACGGAATGACACAATTCAAGTTGATAAACATATTAAGAAACAACTGGATAGATGGTTATTGCTACAACGGAAAATACTGCAACGAAAAGACAATAAACTATGTATCAAAGTACATGACAAAAAAAGACGAAGACAATCCCGAATATACAGGAAAAGTACTATGTTCTCCAGGACTAGGAGCAGGATACATAAAACGAATAGGGAAAAGGCACGAATGGAACGAAGAAAATACAAAAGAAGACTACTACACAAGGCAAGGAACATATATCGCATTACCAAAGTACTACAAATACAAGCTGTTCACAGAAGACCAAAGGGAACAACTATGGATATACCGAGAAGACTCCGGAGAAAAGTTCGTAGGGAACCTCAAAATAAAAATCACAGACGAAGAAAGCGAAGAATACTATAACACGCTAAGAAAACAACACAATGAAGAAGGAATAAAAATACATAAAGACGATATCAAAGAAATCATTATCAAGAAATTACAAAACAGAAGAGATAAAAACAAAAAAAGTAAGGCGCAAAGACTTTTCGAATTATACGGGAAAGACCTAAGAAAAACAATAAACAATAACCTAAAGCTAGCGAGAGACATCGAAGAGTTCAAAAAAATCTACGAAGAAGAAAAATATTTTTTAAGGGTATAGCAGCGACGGAAGAGAAAAGCTCTCCGGGAAATAGCTTACGCGTTGCAGACATCAAGCTTAAAGGATGGCAGTACTATAGCCTACGGCTCTGATTTCAGTCGACGGAGTCTCCCGAAATTCAGGGGGTGTATAACCATGTTTCACATGGTTGCCAAAAGTTACTAAAAGTTATATATGTGTTAATTTAATGTTAAAGCTCGGCAAATATTTGTCGGGCAAAAAAAGGTTGTATACGTTTGTCCCAGAAAACAAAAAAAACAAAGAATTATGAAACATCGTCAATTCAAAACAGAATGTTTTTGTAGGGCAATAATCAACGAAAAGACATTCGTATGCAACAATCTCAAAGAAATGAAAACGAAAATCTACCATCTCGGAACAAGAGAAAAAAAATACGAGGTAGACGTAGTAGACAAAAAAACAGGAATTACCAACGACATCTATTTAATGAAGTATACAAGAGAGGGGCCGATATTCCAAAAACAGATATACTCAAGATGGAAAGAAGAACAGGCAAAAGCAAGAATTCAACAACTAACAATAAACATAGTATAATGAAAACAGAAAAAATCAAAAAAATCATCACAAACCTAATCAAATTACTAAAATGGCTATATACTTTGATATCAAAGAAATGACAGATTCGCAAACAGCGAAACAGCATCATATAGACAATACTCCGACCAAAGAAGTAATAGATAACCTAAAAAAAGTAATGTATGTACTTGACATAGTAAGAGCACACATGGGAAAACCTATACTTGTCAACAGTGGATACAGGTGCAAAAAACTAAACGAAATGGTAGGAGGAGTTCAAAATTCAATGCATACCAAAGGACTAGCAGCAGATATCCGAACAAGAGAGAAAGAGGATATAAACATAATGTACGAGTTCCTAAAAGAAAATCAAAAAAAACTGAAAATTATAGAGCTTCTCAACTATGGGACTTTCATTCATATAGGAGTAAGCGAAACATTAACAATTTAAATTTACAAAATTATGGTAGAAAATTTCTTTAAAATCCTTCCAACGAACACGGAAGAAAACGATTACGTAATCGTATGCGGAAATGTTCAAGCATCGAAAGAGCATTTCAAATCAGTAAAAGCTGCACAAGAATACATCAACACCAAACCATGGGATTTGATTTTTACAATTTCCTATGCAGCACACAAAGCGCTAAATGCACAAGAAGCAGAAGAAAAACAAAAGTAAAACAACTAAAAAGTATAAAATTATGGCAATTACAAGAACTATCGGGAAAAACACCCTAGGTGACAACAACAAGATGCATGTGAGACTCAGAGAATACGACATGTCTTCACAGAATCTAAGTTACGTATTTCGCAGCACAATGGGTGTCGGAATGCTCGTGCCATTCATGAAAATCGTATGTCAAAAGGGCGATATCTTCGACATCAAACTGATAAACAAAACAATGACACATCCAACGCTAGGGCCGCTGTTCGGAAGTTTCAAACTACAGCACTTTATCTTCACGGCAGGATTCAGACTGTACAACAGCTGGTTACACAACAACAGAACCGGTATCGGAATGAAGATGAGTGATATCAAACTTCCAATAATACTAAGAGGAGGCCCAACAGACACAAACGATGAGATAAAATACAATCCTTCATCATTATACTCATATCTTGGATGGAAAGGGTGCAAACAAACAGGTACAGACACAGCAGGGAAAAATGCAATACCATGGCTAATATATCTTGACATATTCAAAAACTACTTTGCCAACACTCAAGAAGACAAATTCTACATAATCGCAGGAGGCACAGAAGCAACAGTAACAATCGCCCAAGAAAACGAAAAAACATTCACAGTAGAAGTAGGGAAAAATGCAGACCAAACATGGACCGGACCAATGGGAAGCACCGCAACTCTAAAAGCAGGGGACAACGTAGAAGACTACGCAAGTTTCTGGAAAAGCGTAAAAATAAAATTCTATAACCCATCAACCAATCAAAGCAAAGAATCGTATGTAAATTACCTAACTTCAAACGTCAACGGGCAAACCATCAAAACGGATAAAATAACAACAGTATTCACGGCAGGAAACAGCCTAAACGGATATACTACGATAAAAGGAATATATGTAGGAAAATTCCCAGGCGACGAAACACTATACAAAAATTCACTAAAACCAATCCTCAATGAACAAAAACTAGAAACTCTTGACAAAATAAGAGACGAAATTCTGAAAAATCCAGGAAACGTAGCTCTAGAAATGGCAGGAACAAAAGACCAAGACGTAAACGGACTATTCAACACATTAAGAGTAGCTTCAACAAACAAACTAGGAGGACTAGTGTTAAAAACGTACGACAGTGACATATTCAACAACTGGGTAAAAACAGACTGGATAGACGGAGAGAACGGTATTTCAAAAGTAACAGCGTTAAAACCAGACGAAGACGGAACAATCACGATGGACGCACTAAACTTACAGCAAAAAGTTTACAATATGTTGAACCGCATTGCTGTATCGGGTGGAACATATCGCGACTGGTTGGAAACAGTATACACAGCAGGAAGATATCTCGACAGACCAGAAACACCAGTATTCCAAGGCGGAATGAGTCAAATGATAGAGTTTGACGAAGTAGTGGCAACAACAGGAAACGCAGAAGGACAAGCGTTAGGAGAGCTAGCAGGTAGAGGATACGCAAGACAACCAAATACCAGCGGCAGACTCCACTTCCAAGTCGAAGAACCCGGATATGTCATGGGAATCATGGCAATCACTCCGATGATAGACTATTCACAAGGCAACGATTTCGACCTCAACCTATTCTCAATGGACGACTTACACAAGCCGGCATTAGACGGTATCGGATACCAAGACCTAATGAACGAGCAACGCGCATGGTGGACAGCAAAACAAGAGGGAACAACAATCGTCGACACGACACCCGGAAAATCAGTTGCATGGATTGACTACATGACCAATTTCAACAAAACATTCGGGAACTTTGCATCCGGAGGAAGTGAAGACTTCATGGTACTAAATCGAAACTACGAGAGAGATGACAGCAACGGTATTTCCAACGGGTCAACATATATCAATCCACAGGAACATATCGACATCTTTGCAGATACAGCACTAGACAGCCAGAACTTCTGGGTGCAGACAGCCTGCGAAATCACGAGACGCGGAAATTATTCTGCAAAACAAATTCCCAATTTCTAAAACAATACAATTATGTTAAGAAAAAGAAACCTCAAAAGATACAACCCATTCGAAAAATATGCAACAAAATACGAAGAGGGTGAAAATATTCTTACAAAGATCAGACGAATACTGGATGAGAACGAACCATTAACAGACGGAGCACCGCTAATTTACACACCAAAAGAGGACGGAGTAAGACCAGAATTCGATATCCGGACAGACAAATGGCAGATAGCAATCAATGCCATGGACAGAGTAAACGCGTACAAGCTGACAGACTACACAAAGAACGGACGAAATCCGGAAATGAAAGAACCGGAAAAAGAAGGCGAAACAACAACGGGTGAAACAACCAATACGGGAGACAACTCGGCTGCGTAAGCCTCGAACACTACATGCAAGAAAAAAGAGGCGGGGATGTAAATATATATTCCCGCTTTTTCAAGCCCAAAAAGCGCAGTACGCATGTAGACTATTATATCAAGTAGAATATAGTAGCGCTTACTTAAAAAGAAGCGCGAAGAATGTCAAATTTTAAAAACCCAAAAATCATGAGTTTCGGATTAGGAATCAGTGGAGCAATCGAAGGTGCATCAGAAGGAGTATCAATAGGTAGCGCAATACCGGGAGTAGGAACAACAGTCGGCGGAATTATCGGCGGAGGATTAGGGCTACTGGGAGGACTATTCGGAAGCGGGAATAGTACAAAGAAACAAAAAGAGCTAATGGAAAAAGCTTGGGAATACGAAAAGGAAGGGATGGGAATGCAGTACCAATATGGACAGATGGCTGCAAATGAAGCACAAAGAAGAAATCTCGAAATGTGGGAATCAACCAACTTTGAACAGCAACGCAAGCACATGGAAAACGCAGGTCTAAGCGCAGCGCTAATGTATGGAGGAAGTGGAGCAGGAAGTACAAGCACGGCAGGAGGACAAGCAACACAACCAAGCGGTCCAACAACCAATCCAGTAGGAATGGCACTTCAATACAAACAAATAGAGCAGCAAAGTGAAGCGATAAAATCCCAAACAATACTTAACCAAGCAGAAGCGGCAAAAGCTCTTGCAGAAGCCAAAAAAACAAGTGGAGTCGACACAAAAAAAACAGAATATGAAATCAAATGGCAAGAAATTGAAAACAGAATCCAAGAAAGCAAGGAACAAATTGCATCCAGCAACATAAAAGAAGCCCAAGCCAATGCAAGAAAAGCAGTGGAAGAATTCAACCAAGCAATG